AATTATTAGAAGTTCAGTTCTATGGTAGGCTGGAGTGGCTGTAAAGGAAGTCGCTGATACTAGAGCGAGGGGTTGGGGCTACTAGTGTATCTTATTTTTCGATATCTGAAGAAGGTCTTTTTATGAAGAAAAACATTTACACACTCATACCTGATATATACAAACTTCTTGAAGATGGAAAAGAAGGGGTCAATGAAAAGAACTTGATAGAGTTCTTCAAAGCTTTACGTGAAGACATAGAGAGTTTTTTGTCATCTGATAACAGGAATAACGGCGGAAGACTTCGAATGTCCTCTATCGGAAAACATGATCGTAAGCTATGGTATGAATTTAATAATAAAGAAACAAAGAAGCTTGGTGGACAACTAAAATTAAAATTCTTCTTTGGCAATCTCGTTGAGTCATTTCTTTTATTTCTTGCACAGGAAGCAGGACACAAAGTTATGGATCGTCAGAAAGAAGTCGTTCTGGAAGGCATTAAAGGACATATAGATGCTAAGATAGACGATATTGTGGTAGATGTTAAATCGGCTTCTGATTTTGGTTTTAAAAAATTTAAAGATAATCTTCTTCACATTGATGATCCTTTTGGGTATGTAGGACAATTAAGTAGTTATATTCAAGCAGAAGGAGATGATACGGGATACTTCTTAGCTTACAATAAGAATACTGCAGAAATGGTTCTCGTTGAGTTGGATGAGTTGACAATGATAGATGCGAAGACGCGCATTGCAGATCTGAAAGAAATTGTCAAAGACAAGTCTCTTCCTGATCAATGTTATGCTGATCGTGACGAAGGTAAGCAGGGTAACAAAATCCTTGATAAGAATTGTACCTACTGTGACTTTAAGCATGAATGTTGGGCGAGCGCTAACGATGGTCAAGGTCTGAGAGTTTTCTCCTATGCTGGTGGTCCTGTATATTTCACGCATGTTGAGAAAGAACCAAGAGTTGAAGAGATACTTATGTAATGTCATATCTTAGTACACATCAACCTTGTCCACATTGTACAAGTAGTGATGCTTTGTCTATAAATATTGATGGTAGCACGTACTGTCATTCTTGTGAGAGGTACACAGCATCAGGAAATGTTGATGAATTATCTGATGACAATGTTTATGAGGAAGGTAGTGAAATGAGTGCAGTAAATGTAAATATAAAAGAAGAAATACGCCATATTCAAGTAAACAAGTCACTCTTGGATTCTGGTGTAAGTATGGCTCTCTCTGACAGGGGCATAACCAAAGAAACGTGCCAAGTCTTCAATGTTACGGTGCGAGGTAATAAGCATTTTTACCCGTACTATAATGAAGATGGCGAGTGGGTAGCAAACAAGATAAGGAGAAGCTCTGTGGATGGGCAGAAAAGGTTCAGCACAGTGGGAGAGTGGGATAATGCCCAGCTCTTTGGGCAGAAGAACTTTTCTAAGGGTGGTAAGTACATCACCATATGTGAAGGGGAGCTTGATGCTCTCGCTGCTTACCAGATGATGGGATCAAAATGGCCCGTTGTTTCTATTCGTAACGGGGCTTCCAGCGTTCTAAAGGATATTGAGGCATCTTTTGAATATCTAATGAGTTACGATAATATCGTTTTGTGCTTCGACAACGATGAGCCTGGAAAGAAAGCTGCTAAGAAAGCTGCAGAGTTGTTAGCTCCTAAAGCCCGTATTGTCCATCTCTTAAAATACAAAGATGCAAATGAATACTTACTGGCTAATGACAAAGATGGGTTTATGAAGTCGTGGTGGAATGCCGATAGTTATACACCAGATGGCATTGTTTCGGGAACAACTCTGTGGGATGCCTTGAAAAATGGAGTAGTCAAGACTTCTGTTATTTATCCCTATGACGGTATGAATAGGATGACATATGGTATAAGAATGGGGGAACTTATAACGGTGTGTGCAGGTACAGGGATTGGTAAGAGTAGTTTTTTAAGAGAGATTATAAAGCATATCTTCGACAATACTGATGATAACATCGGTTTAATGTTTATGGAAGAGAATGTTCGTAATACAGCGGAAGCTATAATGAGTCTTGAACTTTGTAAACAGCTTCATCTTCCCGACACAGAATATACAGAACAAGAATATGAAGAAGCTTTTAATAATACGGTAGGATCAGGACGATATTTCTTCTTTGATCATTTTGGGTCTAACAGCATAGACAGCATACTATCACGTATTAGATACTTTGCCAAAGCTGCTAAGTGTAAGTATGTCATACTTGACCATATAAGTATTATTGTGAGTTCCCAAGAACATGCTTATGATGAGCGCAGAACCATAGATGAATGCATGACTAAATTAAGAACGCTGGTACAAGAGCTAGATATTTGCTTATTGATGGTTTCTCATTTGCGTAGACCCTCACAAGGCTCTCACGAGGAAGGCTTGAATACGTCACTGTCTGACCTTAGAGGCTCTGCTAGTATCGGACAACTATCAGACATTGTAATAGGGCTTGAACGCAACGGACAAGCGGATGATTTAATTGAGCGGCATACAACTTACGTGAGGGTTATCAAGAATAGGTTCTCTGGTCTTACAGGACTATGTGCTAAGTTATTCTATGATTTCAGAGAAGGTCGCATACGAGAGAAGAGTCTGGATCTTGAAGCTGAAGACAAGGACAACGACGAAATCTGATGCCACTAGTTTCGATATTCAACATTGTAGAAGCGGACATCCTTGAGAATAAGGATTGTATATTTATCTATGCAGATAGTCATAAACAGGATGGGTTGCCTTTTACCAATGGTAGGTTTAGAGTACTCGCGAATGCTTTCCCCATAATAGTTAAGAAATATGGGGGAACTGATCCTGAGTCATACTGGAAAGATGAAGAGTTTATCTTATTCAAGAATGAACTTAGAAGCTCTCTAGAAGTAATAGAGAAGATTCTCAGTGCGGGAACAGTTGGAATTCTGTGTCGAGAATCTCTAGACCACTATCAGTTTTCGGTGGATGCCATATCTTCATACTCAAAAGAGGCGAAGGAGCATTTACTCAATGAGTTGTCTTCTTTCTATTCGAGATTTACGGTTAAGCGCAAATGAATAAGTATCGATCAAATTTTGAACACACCTTCTCTGTATTCCTTGATCAAAAGGGTATTCGTTACGAGTACGAACCAACAAAGTTCTCGTACACTCCAAAAGAAAGAACATACACGCCAGACTTCTTTCTTCCAGACTACGATATCTATATCGAGACAAAGGGTTTATTCGTATCGGAAGATCGAACAAAACATCTGCTCGTTCGTGAACAGAACCCAGATGTTGAGATACGCTTTATTTTTCAAAACTTAAAGAATAAGCTTTACAAAGGATCAAAAACAACGTACGCTGATTGGTGTGAGAAACATGAATTTAAGTATGCCCAGGATGAGATGCCAACTCCTTGGTGGATGAGGAGAAAATGAGATGGATGATACACCACATATGACAGACGAAGAGTTAGGAGATATTCTAAGAGAAGAAAGAAAGAATCTAAAAGAAGGGCGGATTTACCTTATTTTAGAAGCTTCTGAAGAAGATGAAACCTTTTTTTCTATGCTGTGTTTAGATACCACAAAGAATAATAAAGACGGTACTTCCAGCGTATGTCAAACTCTTGCAAAAGGGCTTGTACATCTTATCTCAGACAGTAGTAATGATATTTTTGATCTTGGACAAGAGGCACTAGATCACGAGGCACACAAAGAAACTAATGTGGTCCCGTTTAACGGTCTATTTGTTGAGGATAACGTAGTTTCGTTGGACAATTATCGTGAAGAGAAACACACAAAACAAACTATAACCAATCCTGAAACAGGGGCCGTAACAGTAACTTTCTCATTTGACGATGACGAACCTGCCTGATCAAGTGGTAAACCAATGATAAAAAATGATCCTGTGAATAGCCCAGAGCATTACCGAAAACTTGATGTTGAAGCCATCGACATTATCGAGATGTCAATGACACAAGAAGAATTTCTTGGGTATCTAAAAGGAAATGTACAAAAGTATCTTGTTAGATATAAGCATAAGGGAAAGCCTATGGAAGATCTAGATAAAGCTC